AAGACATTGGTGAAACCCGTATTTCAAATACAGATCTCCAAAATTTGCAGGGCACAATGGGCTCTATGATGCCGGAAATAGATCCTCTTGTTCTTACGGGCCTGGGCCGGAGGATGGCGGAAGACATTGGTGAAACCCGTATTTCAGATACAGATCTCCAAAATTTGAAAAGAACAATGGGCTCTATGACGCCTACTAACAAACCATATTACCCAGAATTGCCAAGGATGGCGGGCGGCGGAATAATGTCCTTGAGAGGATATTAGAATGGCAAAAAACCCTCTTCCCCGCAGTAACTTTGGAACGGCTTCCCTTGTAGAACGCCGCAATGAAATACCTCCTGTGGATGTAGAAGAGGGCGACCCTGCGGAAGTAGAGCTAGATGACTCTACCGTTATAGAGGCTCCGGGGTTAAATATTGAATTAGAGGAAGACGGCAGTGTGGTAGTGGACTTTGATCCCCGCATGGAAGCCCCGGACACTGGTGACTTCTACGCCAACCTTGCTGACAACCTAGATGACCGCGTAGCTGCTATGGTTTCCTCAGAACTTACGGAACAGTACGAAGCAAACAAGGAAAGCCGCAAAGATTGGCAGGAAGCTTATCGGACGGGGCTGGAACTTCTTGGATTTAGGTATGAAGACCGGACAGAACCATTTCGGGGTGCAACTGGCGTAACCCACCCTCTTCTTGCAGAAGCTGTAACTCAATTCCAAGCGCAGGCTTTTGGAGAGCTACTCCCTGCTGGAGGTCCTGTTCGTACAGAGGTAATGGGAAAAGTTAGCCCTGATTTGCAAGACCAAGCAGAGCGTGTACGGCATTTTATGAACTATCAGATTACCTGTATAATGAAAGAGTATACACCAGAATTTGACCAGATGCTGTTTTATCTACCGCTCTCCGGTTCTACGTTTAAGAAAGTGTACTACGATGAATTCCTAGAGCGGGCAGTAAGTAAGTTTGTTCCTGCCGAGCAATTGGTTGTTCCTTACACGGCTACGGATCTGGAAACGTCTGAGAATGTTACTCATGTAATTCAGATTAGCGAGAACGAGTTACGGAAGAAACAAGTTGCAGGTTTCTATTCCGACATAGAAGTGTCGGCATCTCAGTCGGATCCTTCTGAGGTTAAGGAAGAGATGGACGAAATCTCTGGTATTTCTCCTACTCACTTGGATCAAGAGGTCACCCTCCTGGAATGCCATGTAGATCTGGATCTTGAAGGCTACGAAGATGCTGGAGAAGATGGGGAACCTACAGGTATTAAACTTCCTTATGTGGTTACTGTAGCAGAAAATAACGGCAAACTTCTTAGTATACGAAGAAACTACGATCCGGATGATTCTCGCAGGAAAAAGAAACAGTACTTTGTTCATTTCAAGTTTCTTCCCGGTTTTGGGTTCTATGGACTTGGTTTGATACACATGATTGGCGGTCTTAGCCGCACGGCTACTGCTGCTCTTCGTCAGCTTATTGACGCTGGAACTCTTTCTAATCTTCCCGCAGGCTTTAAAAGTCGCGGTCTTCGCATACGGAATGATGACGAGCCTTTGTCACCCGGTGAGTTTAGGGATGTGGATGCCCCCGGTGGTTCTATCAGGGACTCTCTGATGCTGCTTCCTTACAAAGGTGCGGATCAAACATTGTTTCAGTTGATGGGTTTTTGCGTAGAGGCGGGTCAACGTTTTGCAGCGGTTTCCAATCTGCAAGTAGGAGACGGCAATCAACAGGCAGCGGTTGGAACAACTATTGCTATGTTAGAGCAGGGTGCAAAGGTGATGTCTGCTATACACAAGCGGCTTCACTATGCTCAAAAAGACGAGTTTGAACTTCTTGCAAGTGTTTTTGGGGAGTACCTTCCTCAAGAATATCCATATAACGTTGTAGGCGCGGAACGAACTGTAAAAGCGGAGGATTTTGATGATAGGGTTGATATACTGCCGGTATCTGATCCCAACATCTTTTCCATGGCGCAGAGAGTCACACTCGCGCAGACGGAACTACAGTTGGCGCAATCGGCTCCGGAGCTTCACAATTTGTACGAAGCGTACCGTCGCATGTATACGGCGGTGGGTGTCAAGGATGTAGATTCTATACTAAAGCCGGTTGAGCAGGGAGAGCCTACGCCTAAAGATCCCGCAGTGGAGAACTCAGAGTCCTTAGAAAACTTACCCCTAACTGTTTTTCAAGGTCAGAACCACGACGCACACATAATGGCGCATCTTATCTTTGGTTCGTCTCCTATGGTGGCTCAGATGCCCGCGATAGCTATGGCTTTGCAAAAGCATGTTATGGAGCATGTTTCTATAAAGGCTAAAGAACAAGTCACGGCTCAAGTTGGGCAAAAACTTCAAGGACAGCCTCCAAATGAACAGCAGGCGTTGGAAATTGAGTCTATGGTAGCTGGTCTTGTTGCTCAGGGAATGCAAGAAGTTAAGTCTATGAGCACTCAAATAAGTGGTGGAGGAGCTCCCGATCCTCTTATTGCTCTTAAGCAACAGGACCTGGAGATGCGGTCTCAGCAAGATGCCGCAGAAAACCAGATAGATCAGGCTCGTTTGTCTTTAGATCAACAGAAAGCTCAAAACAACGCACAGTTGGGCTCTGCTCGAATAGAATCTCAAGAAGGCATTGTAGCTGCTAGGATACAAGCTGCTCGCGAACGAGAGATTATGAAACAACAAGGTAAATAGGAGAAAGTCATGGAAAAAGAATCTTCCACAGGAGTTACACGAAAGGGCATTGTAGTCAAAGATCAGGGCTACGTTCCTTACAACGATGCAAAAGACGAGAAGACTCCGAACGTTGATAAAGCCTCAATGGTTTCTGGTAAGAACCGTGGGATGGGCGACGCTATTCGCGGCGGAAAGTTTAAAATCTGTTAACCGACACAGTATCTTTTTAATTTAATTGGTTCGGTAGTCTGAGGAAAGAGACGCCTACCTACGATTCAGCTAGTACTGCTGCTGTTGATGTTTTACCATGGCTGGTATAAACGGTCAAGCGCAGTCAGAACAAAGAAGGTTAACAAGTAGTGTTATACGACCATTACGAGGAATCAGAATATGACTGGATTTGGGGACCATATTTCAAGCCTGAAGAGATTGCTTGCAAAGGAACTGACGAATTGCTGGTCAATCCTCAAGGACTTAATGTTCTGGTTAGAGCGCGTATTCTGGCAGATAAGGCGTTCAAAATTAACAGCGCGTATCGGTCAAGGCTTCACAACGCTAAAGTCGGCGGCGCACCGTTGTCAGCGCACCGTAGCGGGATTGCTTTCGACATCTCACTTAGAGGACATGACAGGAAGCAACTTTTACAACAGTGCAAACAAGCAGGATTTGGATCATTCGGAAAGTACAAGACTTTCCTCCACGTTGACACACGCCCCGGAAGAAATTGGGGAAAATGGTAAGGGATTAAATTATGTTTGGAATTATCTCATCAGTATTAACTGGCGGCGCGACTGGTTTAATTGGCAGTCTCTTGTCAAAAGGTATAGGCATATTCGAAGCGGGTCAAAAGCGAAAAGACAAAGCTTTGGAATACGAGCAAGAGTTGAAGCTGCTCGACAGACAGGCTGCTCTGAAGACCGCTGAGACTGAAAACGAACTTGCGATCACCGCTGCCAAAACATCCGCTGAACTCCGAACGGCGTCCTACGCGCACGATGCAGGTATGGGTAAGCCTCATCGTTGGGTGGTGGATGTGCTTCGTCTTGTACGCCCTGTACTCACGGGGTTTCTTCTCATCCTTGTCGGAGGGATCTACTTTACCACCAACGATTTTGCCATGAAAGCTGGCGTTATCGACTCAATATTGTTCATGACTTCTTCTGCTGTTACATGGTGGTTTGGGGACCGTAGCTTGCAGAGCAAGAAGTAGGTGGACGTATGGACCCAATCACAATTGGCCTTGCCATTGCAGGAGCAAAGAAATTACTAGAGTCCGCTACTGATATTAAGGATATTGCTGGTTCAATAGAGCAACTCTTTAGTCACACAGAAAAGGCAGCAAAGAAAGCAAAGAAAGATAAAGGTGACGCTAGTATAAAGTCAGTTGTTGCTGACGTTATTGAAGATCGTAACAATCAAACTAGGATGCGTAATCTAGAGATAGACATAGATAATAA